CGTCTGCCTGCTCGCGCAGCGTGGCGAGGGCGTCTACCTGCTCCTGCCACGAGTCTTTGTCTCCGGTGAGGAATGAAGCGAAGCGGGCCGGAATGTTGGCCTTGGAGAGCAGGCCCTCCTTCTCGGAGAGCTCGGCGGCGGCACGCTCGGCGGCCTCCTTCGCCTCCAGCTTCTGGGTGAGTGCGGCCAGCTGGGCGCGCAACTCGCTCACCTCATCCGCAGGAGCTTCCGCATCATCCTTCGGCGCCTCCTCCGTAGGAGTCTTCTCGTTCTCCTCAGGATTCTCAACGGGAGCCTCCTCGGTGTGCTCGATGGGGTAGTCGGTGGTTGAGATAGGTCCGTCAGTCTCTTCAACGACGGAGGGCTCAGGTGCGGGGGTGTCGCTCATTTGCGCTCCTTCAGCTTCTCCCGGAAGTACTTGTCCATTGCGCGCCTAGCGTCCACTCCGTGGAGGTCTTGGTCGCGCACAACCTCATTGTACACACGTTCGAATCCGACCTGCTGCTCCTTACCTTCCCAGTGCTTGGAGGTAAAAACCGGCACGATCGTGCAGAAATCATGATCGTGAAATCGGTCCACCCTAAGGCCAGCAGACTCGGAGGACTTATACACCGGGCCGCGGGAAGCGAGCATTGCGCAGAACCCGCAGGGGCCATTCTTGTTCGGATGAGTCACGCGCGCGAAAGCGAACGGACGAGCAATCAGCTCACCACGTGAATTGCGTCGATACTTGTCAGGCACATCGGAGAACACCTTCATGCTGCGGTGGCGCCCCTTAACGAGCTCCTCCTCGTCAAGGGTGCGAACAGCCTCCTCCACGCGGTCGGCGACCTTCTCGAACGCCTCATCTAGCGTCATGCGCGGGCGGCGGCGGGACTCGACCTTCTCTACGTCCTCAATGATCGCCTTCTGGGTGTTCTCGGAGAACCCCTCAAGGTCCTTCGCCAGGTCATCCAGGGCGCCCTCAATGAGCTCAATGGAGGACGGTGCGGTATCCACCGCGTCGGCGACGGTTTGGCGCGCAGCGGCCAGCACATGCCCCTCCAGGGAGCGCTCCAGGCGCCTCATCCCCTCCGGAGACTTCAGCGCACCCTGGGTGCCGCGGATGGTGCGGGCGATCGTCTTCGGGGAGTACCCAGGCTGCGGAGGAACCCAAGACTCGGGCACACCAGCCTTACGAGCCTGCCCCCTCAGGAACAGGGCGGCGGCCGCCCACGCCTGCTTCCTGGCCTGCCACATGAGCGGAGTCAGAAGGTCCCCCACATGCTCCACAGGCGGCGGCTCAGGGAGCCCCTCAAACGCCCTGAGGGCATCCTCAGCCCGGCGCCTAAACAGCATGACGATGCCGCGCAGGATGCTGTAGAACAGGGCCTCACTCACCCGCAGAGTCCTCCTCCGCATCCTCAGGGGCCTCGGGGGCCTCAGGCATATCCAGTCCAGCGTCGGCGTCCATCTTGTCTCCACGAGCCTTCTCGCGGCGCAGCTGCTCGGGAGTGAGGTGCAGGAACTCACGCGCAGTCTCATCCCCGATGATGCCCTGACTGTGCGCCTGGAGGGCGTTCGCCATCTGCGCCGAGGTCGAGGGCGCAGCAGCGTCGCGCCACGTCACCTCCAGGGCCTCAAGCCCATCCAGAGACATGCCGTTCGCCTGCGCCACGATACGGCCGACACGCTCCAGGGCGTCACTGAACTGGCGCTGCTTGTTCTCCGCTCGAGCGATCAGGCGGTCCTTCGCCACACGCAGAGCCTCAGCCGACGTCGGGTTGTTGTCCGAGGAGACGCCCATCATCGACGGAGGAATACCAGTCATGGCGGACAGCTGGAGCGCGTAGGACCGGTACGTGTTGATGAACGGGTCCAGAGCCATTCCGGTAAGCTGCTTCACGTCACCGCCGGATGGGATGGCGATCAGGTTGCCCATGTACGCCTGCATCTTCTCTGGATACTGGTCGATCATGTTGGAAGCACCGTCGCCCACGATTGCACGCAGTGGGGATGAGGCAACCTCCTGTGCCACCTGAAGGTTAGTTAGCGTCCTGGAGGCGGCGTCGATGACGGAGGTGAGTTCACGCAGATCGGAGCGCCCATACTTGTCGGACAGGCGAGCGCGGTTGAACATGGGGACGATTGACGCACCCCACTGGTCCTGGCGGCCCTGGCCGACGCTCTTCCAGTCGTACTTGCCCTTCACGTAGAACTCCACGCCGTCTGGCGTGTAGTAGGTGGCACCCACGTTCCCGTCGTCACGGCGGTACAGGACCACGCCCTCCACGACCTCGCCACGGAAGTTGATCCTGACGCGGGCGTGCTTCGCATCCACTGCGCGAATAGACGCGAACTCGTGCTCATCATCCGGGGGAGCAATCACCCAGTACGCGGCGCCAGCGCTAATGGCCTCAGCGGCCGCCAGGTTGAACTGGGAGTCCATATCGTTCGCCTGCCATGTCTTCCGCAGAAGCTCAACCACACCCGCCTTGTCGTCATCTGCGACACGGTACCCATCCGGGATGAGAATCTCCGTGAGGACATCGACCGCCATCTTGGCGAACGGGGCCTGAATCTCCAGGACTCGCGCCTTCGCCGGCAGGCTAATGCCCACCGCGTCGAGGCGTCGCTTACCCTCGTAGTAGCCCTCATAGGTGATGGGCCGGTAGGCGCCCGACGCGAACTTGGCGATCATCTTCTGGAAGCTCACATGAACACCTTCCACTCGCCTCGCGGAGCAGTCAGGTCCGCCCACTCCTTCGAGTTCTTCACATGTCTATACAGCATTCTAGCGCCGATCATGCACACAGCGAGATCGATCTTCTTCGACGACTTCGGAGACTCCTTCTTCACCGACCAGCGCCCCTTGAACTCATTCACACGACAGTTCGACACATGCTCACCCAGAGCGGAGTCCCCATCATGGGTGAACGTCTGCTGCTGAATCTCCGTGAACGCCGTCTCCGCCGCCTCAGCGAACTGGTAGGCATGCGACCGCATATCCCACGCGATCGGAGACGCCGACATGCCGCCACGAACCGCAGGGACGATCAGGCGGTCACCGAAGTCCTCAGGCCACGCAGTACGCGTGAACGACTCCCACTCGCGCACGTCAGCCCAGAACGCCACCACGTTGTAGGTATCGAACGCCTTCCTGACCCCCGCATCCACGGCGGCCACATTCACGACACCTAGCGGCTTCTCAGGCTTCCAGTGGCCGATCTTGAAGATATGACCATCCTCCATGCAGCACCCCACGAGGGCCGTGTGGTCATTGGACTTGGAGCCGTCGAAGAACATGACGATCCGCTCCCCAGGCTCCACCTTCCGGTCAGGCTTACGGAGCTGCGTCCACTCCTCCAACGTGATCCAGGACGCCTCAGCGGCGTTCGGGCGATTCAGGAAGAAGCGGATAGAGCGCGACTCAGGGTACTCCGGGGACCAAATCTGCTCCTTGATGGACTCCAGGTTCACCCACGGGCAATCCTCATACACGTACGCGAGAGCCTCCGTGAGGCCAACCTGACCCTCCTCCGGTTCATCCGTCAGAACCGTATTCGGGGGCGCTATACGGGCGTCATAGAGCACCTTCGTCTTACCCCTAGTGAGACCATCCTCCTGGTCGCACCACGCCTCAAAGATCGCCTCCGCCGAGGACTGCTCACCAGGCACCCACGCATTGCAGGTCCCCATGAAACGGCCACCCATCTTCGCCGCGTTCTGCTGGATCGTCTGCAACATGGCCGGACCGCCCTGCGCAGGAAGCCAGTGCTCGAGCTCGTCACCCACAACGAAGGACACCTCGCCACCCTCCATCGAGTGCGCAGAGGATGTCATCTGCTGCAGCTTCCCCCCGCTCGGCGTCTCGATGAACGTCTTCGCCACCTCGAGGTCGTATTTACGGGCGAGCGAGCCCTTCTTCTGACAGAACGCCCTGACCATGCGGATGGTATTCTGGGTTTGAGCCTCCGACGTGGCTACGATCTGCACCAGCGGCATACTCATAGGCTTAGCGCGCACCCCGAACGGCTCATGGCGGTCGAAGCCGTCGAACCGACACGGACCGAGAAGCTCAAACAGACACAAGGCGGCCGCGAACGGCGACTTCCCGCTCCCCTTGCTCAACCTTCTAATTCCCTGCCTATACACGAAGGAACCCTTATGGGTCAGGGCGTAGAAGTGCAGGAGGAACTCGATCTGACGATCGGTCGGGATGAACGGCTGTCCAGCCCGGGGTCCGTTCGGCTGCACCAGGTTGTCCACCATCCATGCGGCGGCATGGTATCCGAGCGTCCGCTCAGGGAGCTCAAGGGGGAGCGTGTCGGTTCGCTCCCGGGGTGCGGGGAGCGCCTCGGTCACTTCGCGGCCCGCGCCTTCGCCCACGCCTGGAGTGCAACCACGCCAGCCGACTCAGCCTCAGACTCGTCCACGCGGTTAATCTCGATCTGCACGCGCCGCCGATCGCCCTCGGTGAGTAGCAAGGAGGTGAGCATGGTGTTCACGGCCGCCAACATCGTAGGAGAGCGCCGCTCTTGCATCTTATAGTTGGACAAGTCATCGCAGGCGGAGTAGAGGACAATCCAGTCTGACGGCTCGTAGTAGCGTGTGAACGTGGACTGCTCCACGGACTTCCACAGCTTCTTCGCAATCGGATGCCAGTCAGGATCAGGCTTGGGGGGCTTCACCTTATCGGCGACCACATTCACGGGCTCAACGCCACCATCAAGCTTCCGCGCCTGCGTAGTGCGGTGCCCCTCAGTGCTGCGCTTCGGGATCGGTCCCTTAACTCCCATCGTCGTCTCCTACAAGTAGCCGGGGTGTTTGCTCTTCGGTCTTGGGCCGCGAGTCTTATTGCGACCATTGTAGCGGCGCTTTCTCGCCTCGACGGACTGCTGCTGCGTCCGCGCCATATGGCAGTGCTGGCAGAGGCTCCTGAGGTTGTCTGGCACATGCGGGCCGTCAGGGAAGATGTGATCCACCTGATTCGCTGGGTTGCCGCAGAATACGCAGACACCGCCGTCCCTTTTGAGGACCGTTCGCCTAATCTTCGCCCAGTCCTTAGGGAGCTCCTTACGGCGCCTAGACTGTCTACTCCACTCCATTAACTCGAACCTGCTCAATCTGGGCCAGCACGTGGAAGCCAGCCAGCTCGCCAACAAGGGCGGTAATCGCATTCTCTGCGTCGTTGCGAGCCACAATGTACGCGTCCCATGCGTCATCGATGAACGGGTCTCCGAGCTCGAACGCCTCGCAGTCCTGAACCTCCATCCAGGCTTCCTTGAGGGCCTCGAGCTTCGCGCGGAAGTCGTCGACAGTCACTGGCCAACCTCCAGAGTCACATGAGCGATCATTCCGTGCCGCTCCTCAACGAAGCCCTCCAGGTACTCCTCCAGCGCCTCCTGCGCCTCCTGAACGCGGATGACTGCATAATCCTGCTCTGCGTCACGCCTATGGGCCGGAACATGCCAAGCGCCGCACTGGTCAGCGTCATTCAAGGCGTCGCGCAGCTCGGCGGCGGCGCAGTCCATGGCAGCCAACGCCACCTTATCGTGCACCGACGCGACCTTCTCTGCAACAGTCATCGCACATCACCCGGGTACGTCATAGACACGCCCTCATTCGACGGGGACCCCTCACGGATGTCGAACAGGAACGACGGCTTAGCGTCCTTCCCACCGAAGTAGGCGTGCTGGATCGACAGATAGTCACCCGGGTACACGTACATGTCCCGCTGACCCTCATTCCTGAAAATCAAGGTGCCATCGTTCGTGCGCTCAGGATGATTGTCGCAGAGGATCACATCAACCTCAGGCTTATTCTTGTCGCCGTAGACGAGAAGGTAAAGCACGCCCATTCCTTTCACCAGATGTTCGATCGCTTGTTGGACGGGAGGGGGCACGGCTCAATGCACGGGTGCCCCATCGCAGCCAACTCCCTGACAGTCGGGTAGACCTTCCGGTCCTCCTTCGCGCACGCGGAGCACCTCCCCTGCCCTGAGTAGAGGCGAGTCTCAGGCCACTCCTTCACCGATGATCGCGGGGGGCGCATCTTCTGACCGCAGGAGGAGCAGAGCTGGTCGACCGTCCAGTCAATGAGCGCCTTAGGAGTGCATCCACGCAGCAGCTCCCGATAGCAGGGGTTGCAGGTGCCACGCCCACCGTAGGGCTTCGTGCCGGGGTACTCCTTCGCGGTGGTGCGCGGGGGGCGGTACGGCTCGCCGCAGTGAGTGCACTTCGGGAACGTCCGCTCCTTGGTCTTCGATGCCATCAGGTTTCCTTTCGTTGGCTGACCAGCACAGTCTACCACGGGAGTTGGCCGCGAGCAAAAGGCGAGGCCCGCCGGGCATACGGAGAAGGAAAGGAAACTTCACTCCGACCCATCCGGCGGGCCTCTATCAGCACGACCAGTCTACAGGCAACGACGAGCCGACCGCAACCATCCGGAATCGCCGGACAGTTCGAGACCCAGAACCCCCGAAGTCGTATAAGCCGATCTGAGAGCCTTTCGCGACCCCACCAAGGCCAGCACACACGCCCACCCCCGTTAGGTCGCCCACGAGGCTCCCAGGCCCCTTCCTGGGGTGTGCACGGGCCGCCCGCCGCCCGGCCGCCGCGGCGCAGCTCTCTCTGGTGAGTACCAGCCTTCTGAAGATGATCCACTCACTCAACCAACAACCCAACCCTTAGTTGGCATCAGAGCAAGGAAGTCAAGACGTCACGTTCCGACTCGGTACAGCAAGGAAGGCAAGGACGGGATGAGTAGTCAGGAAGTTGATCCTCGAAGCCCACCAGAGGATCACTACAGGAGGTTGACCATCTCGGAACGTTCAGAGACGACCAGGTGACCGAGTACCAACTAGAGCCAGGAGGAGAACGAGAGAGCTGACCATCTCCTCGTCCTTGCTCTCGTGGACCAACTCAGCCGAAGACCAAGGCGACGACCAAGGACCAACGGTCCGACGGTCGGAGCGAAGCGGAGGTCGCACACGCGCGCGCATGCGCGTAGAGAGTGTTTCTCTTATAGGTTCTCTTTTAGGTTCATGGCCGGATTCCGACCTACCCTAGGTCGGATTCCGACCTACCCTAGGCCGGATTCCGACCTACCCTAGGCCGGATTCCGACCTAAGTGGCGTAGATGGGGTATACTAGACATGACCGTTGCAGGCCCCCGCAAGCTTTCGTACTTCGCTTTACTTGCGGGGGCCGACCCATATCTGCTACACTGACCCGCGCCACGGTCAACAACTACAGAAAGCGAAGATCATGACCGACATCGTTGTCCACACCTTCAAGGACCAGCAAGTCCGCACCGCCGCAGACCACGACGGCAACCCCCTGTTCAATCTCGGAGACGTCGCCGCAGCCCTGGACATCAAGGACGTCGCCCGCCTTGCCAGCCGCCTAGAGGATGACCTGCGCCAGACGCACCCCATCCTCGACCGCCTAGGCAGGACCCAGAATGCCACGTTCGTAACTGAAGCTGGCCTCTACGAGGTCGTCCTCCGTAGCGACAAACCCGAAGCCAAGCCATTCCGCCGCTGGGTTACCAGCGAAGTCCTCCCCAGCATCAGGAAGACCGGCCAGTACAGCCTCCAGCCGAAGCTCGAAGGTGCCGAGCTCATGGCCTACGCCCTCATCGAAGCGCAGAAGACCATCGAAGCCGCCACAGCCCGCGCCGAAGCCGCCGAAGCACAGATCGAAGCCGACAAGCCTCACACCACCCTCGGTAAGGCCATCACCGGCGGCGACGGAGACCTCCTCGTACAGGACGTAGCCCGCCTCCTCGCTTCGCACGGCATCAACATTGGCCGCAACCGCCTCTACGAGTGGCTGCGCGAGAACCACTGGGTCACCAAGGGAACCGGCCGTAACGGCAACCAGCCGACGCAGCGTCGCATCGAGCAGGGCCTCGTCCGCCCCCGCGTACAGGCCATCCGCACGTCGGCTGGACACACCATCGAAGCTGTGACAACACTCATCACGGGCAAGGGTCAGGAAGACCTCATCAACGGCTTCCTCAACGGCTCATACACCATCTGAAAACCCAACGGGGGCCAGCCCCCATCACAAGACTGACCCCCAACACAAGAAAGGTAAGTACATCCTATGTCCTTCTCGGCGATCATGCAAGCCTTCAACCTCCCCAACACCATCAAAGGCAATGGGCGCCTCGTAGCCATCGCCATCGCCAACCGCGTCAACATGCACCCCGAGTATGACGACCAGCTCTGCGCCTGGCCCTCCATCAAGGGGCTCGCCTCCGACATTGGGGCCAGCAAAACAGCCGTGAAGAGCTCCCTCAACATCCTCGAAGAGCGTGGCGTCATCACCCGCATCCAACGCTTCAGTAACGGCGAGAAGGTCAACACCCTCTACATCTGGCATCCGTGGCGCACTGATGGGTGGGATGAGGCCGCTATGCGCCGCCGCGAAGACAAGGAGCGCGGGTATGTGCGCGAGGAGGCCCCTCAGGTACACCGGGAGCCCCAAGAGCAGCCCATCGAGCCCGCCCCAGTATCAGCCCCCACAGCGGCCGAGAAGCCCACCCAGAAGCCCGCAGACGGCTTCGACCAGTGGTGGCCCCTCTACCCCAAGAAGGTCAAGAAGCTCGACGCCCAGAAAGCCTACCGGGCAGCCCTCAAGGCAGGCGCCACACCCCAAGACCTCATCGACGGCATCCGCAAGCACGTAGCCAACTGGAAGGCCAAGGGCACCGCACCCCAATACATCCCCTACCCGGCCACCTGGCTACGCGCAGGCAGCTGGGAGGACGAGATCGACACCCCCGACGTGGATAGCGCCCCCGCCCCGGCCATCAACCCCAACACGGGCAAGCCCGTCACCCGAGACGACTTCGGGTACGCCTGCCTCGACATGGGTATCGACCCCAACCTCTACATCAAGTTCTGGAAGCCCTACATGGGGCTCCCCAGTGACCCCGGTTGGCCCGAGTGGGCAGCTAAGATCGACCGCCACTGCGGCCGCGCTTGACAAGCCTGTCCCACCCTGTCTACACTCCAGTCATCAGCACAACCGAAAGGAGCCCACAAATGACCGACGAAACCTTCACCGCCCTCCAATACGCAGGCCCCACCAGTTGGCACCACCTCATCGCCCCCACACGCACATTCCCCCTCACCGAGGGGACCATCCAAGCCGCAGCCCTATCAATGGACTCAGCCTGCGCCCACCTCAACGACATCTCAGCTGTCTACGCCCTCACAGACCTGGCCGCCACCGCAAACATCCTCTCCAACGCCATCGCAAACACAACCTTCACCCTAACCGCACTCGACATCTTCAAGGAAGCCCGCACCGCCGCGCACATCCTCCATGTCACCAATAGAGACACCCCAGCATTCACCCCAACCTTCAGAACCTACAGGCACTTCAAACAAGCTGTAGACACACGAAACCCGCAAGTCATCGTCAGGCTCCTCATTGACGTCATCCGCATCGCCTACCACATCATCGAAAGCTGACACCGATGACCACCTACCTGACAAGACCGCTCATCATCATCACTAACGGCAGCCTTTACGGTCACGACATATCAGGCAGTACCGCATCTGTGAGGGATGTTGACAACCCGTGCGGCGGGTACTACCTCCTAAGCGGACCAAGAGCCGGATGGGCCATCAACCCCCTCCTCAACATCGGGAAAATTGACTCCTGGGAAGAATCCACCGCAGTCCAAAACTCCACACTCGAACGAGTATGTGACGCATTCCAAGGCTCCGAGCTGACCGAAGAGCAAGACATGTCAATCGAGCTCCTCAAGGCGTGCACCTACTGACCACCCGGGAGCCTCCAACACCAGGAGGCCCCCACCAACACCCCACACACAGGAACATGAGCACCGAAACCACCATCCTCGACCTCGCCCTCAGCGGAGACCCCACAGTCCTCCTCGACCTCGACAACATCCACCCCCACCACTTCGCAGACACCCGAAACGCCGCCATCTGGCGCCTCATCGAAGACCACAAGGCCAAAAACCCCGGCCAAGGCGTCACCCGAGAACTCATCCTCGACAAACTCCCATCCATCACCGAGGCCCACGTCACCCCAGACTACCTCCTCGACATCATGGACCTCACCCTCATCTCCCACCGAGGACTCGCAGGCGTCTACGCAAACAAACTCATCGACGACACCGCACGCCGCCACCTCGCAGACGCCTGCACCCGCGGCCTCCAAATCATCGAATCCGGAGGAGACCCCAGCGACGCAGAAGCCAGCATCCGCGAACTCCTCAACCAAGTCAGCACCGGCTCCACCACCCTCGTCAACAACGACACCTGCCTCACCCAAATCACCGACTTCACCACCAAAGCGACACCCTTCACCCCCACCCCATGGCCTGACCTCAACCAGATCATCGGAGGATGGAAGCCAGGTGGCCTCTACGTCATCGCAGCTCGGCCCGGAGTCGGGAAAGCCTTAGCTCTCGACACACCCATCCCCACCCCCACCGGATGGACCACCATGGGCGACATCAAGGTCGGAGACAAGGTTCTCGGACTCGACGGCAAGCCCACCACCGTCACCTTCGCAACCGACGTCATGCACGACCACACCTGCTACAACGTCACCTTCAACGACGGTGAGACCATCGTCGCGGACGCCGACCACAGGTGGGTCACAGAAACGAGGGCTTCACGCAAGGCCGCCTGCGCAGAGAAGAAGTACGCCCACGCGTCCCCCCATGCCAGGAGG